GGAATATAATCTGTGTTCAAGATCTCAGCCAAATTTTTATCAGTATCACTCATGTTATATCAGGGAAGTCCTGCACAGTTTCGTCAAATCCAAATGCAGTATTTGGTGTTGCTGTATTTGGAGTTGGTTGAACAGTCAATTTAGAAAGTTGAGCCTCATTTGTACCAAAGCTCGCAATATTGTATGATGCATTAGAAACAACACCAGTAATATATCTTCCTGTCTTTATGATACCATTAACATCTGTCACAACTAGATTATTACTTGTTGGATTCCAAGAGTATACAAATGCGGTTACATTTGCTGAGTCAAGTTTTTCTCCCTCAAATACCAATTCGCCAGTTTGGAATGTTCCAGAACCGCCAGTATTTGATACGGTGATAAGTCTTTGATTATCAGAATTGAAGATGCCATTGAATGTATTTGCAGTAACCTTGCGAATAATTTCGCGAGAAACAATCGGACCGTACATATATCCTTTTGCAACAAATACTAATGACCATGTAATCATACGAATAGGATCTGCTCCACCTGTATCTTCTACTGTTTGATTTACACTCTGTAGAATAAATGGGACATCTGTTTTTTGGTCTGCAAGTCCCAAAAAATCAATAGTCATTGTATAGTCTGGATTAAAGAATGGAAGAATTTGTTCAACAATTTGTGTGCCATCTTCGGCATTTCGAACATAGATGTTTAATGTGAATTCAAAATCATATGGAGTTGTTCTTAATGCTTTTACAGTTGTTGCTGACTCAGCAGAAAAACTTTCAGAAAATAAGTTTCTTTTTCTGAGAGGATCATATATAACATTTGTCAACTCGAAACTCATTCTTGGGAGAGTTAGCTGAACTTCTTTTGTCAGTTCAGGATCTTGAGTAATTCTTTGATAGAATTTTTCTTTTTGGGCATATTGCAAGGGAACAATAATTCTTTCAATTTCTATTGTCCCTGCTCTATTATAACGAACAAGGCGAATGTCATTGAATAGTGTACCAAATGCCACTACCATTTTGCGGATAATTCTATGATAAAAATGCGAACTAGAAAACATTATGGCTCACCGAATGGGTTGGCTTCGCTGAAGTCTAGAATATTATCTGCTTCAGTCTCAATACGGAAATTATCTTGCATACTCTCGTCATTTGCATTCTTCAACATATCAGAAGCAGTTGCAAGAGTATATCGTGCATTGCTAGAATTGCCAATGATTAATGTGTTAGCTGCAAACGCACCACGAATATTTCTAAGTTTAAGTTTCAAGGATGGCTTATCCCAATTTATCACAACACCACGAACTGTAGATGAGGCTAGAGAAGATCCTTGATATACCCACTCTTCTGGTGTGTAAGTTCCAGTGCCGCCAGAGGATACCACATAGTCTGTAGCAATTGCCTGTTTATCAGCAATGCGATCGATCTCTGACATACCTGTATTCAAATACTCGCCATTATACTTGAACGCTTCGACAGTTAACCCATACATATATGGGTTTCGAGCATCTTTACCTAACTGGAAAAAGTTCTTTTCTTCTTCAACAAATTTAATTTCCATCAATTTAAATTGCACAGGAAGATAAATTAGATCACCTTCTTTCGGAACATTGCTAGTTACTTTTGAAGCAGAGGTGACATATCTTTCAAATGTTCTTTTTGCCATGCATAGTTTTGCAGTCTCTTGAATCTCAAGACCAAACTTTCCGAAGAATTCTTTATTGCCTTCGTAGTCTTGGAATGACTCAAGATACATCTCAATCTTAAATGCTTGTGAGAATGTTTTGACTGGATCATCACCAAAGAGTTCATCGATGGATGATTGAGAATCTCTTGGAATATAGTAAACATCTATTCCATGATTTTTGATTGATTCGATAATCAAATCTTCCAAAAGGTGCTGTTCAACAGTAGCCTTTTGATTGTTGAAGTAAACAGATGTTGCCATTTTAGCCCACTAACATTTGAGGTGGTTCTTCGTAGACATCTCGAAGATCGATCTCTAGTTTTTCGATTGCAACAGATGCTTCGTCATAAATGGTTTGCCCATTAATTACGAGTCCACCAGGAAGAACATAGTTGCCGTATTTCTTTAAGTTTGTTCCCCATTGTTGTTTAAACAACTCAGTTGCATACTTCTTTAACCAAGTGTCATCAAAAACTTTGCTATAAACTTCTGGATCTACGATACGGTTTGCCTGGAAACACATATAGTTTCCAGCGATAAACTTACCACTCCAGTCAGTTTGAACATGCACTCTATTTGTCTTTTTATTATAGGTATATGGCATTTCTCCAGTAACGATCATATCTAACATTGACAAATGTTCACGAGCAATAACATAGTAAGTATATGAGGAAGCTGTTAAATTATAGAAATCGTTGAGGCGAAGTTGATAATTGATATCAAAGATGTTAAATCCAGCAGATGAAGTTGATGATTGAGTAGAGCCAGTAAATGGAAATACTCTCGAAACTCCAACGATTGAATCGGCGAGCTGCACATACTTGTTTAAGATATCTGCATTCGTGAGTTTGTGAGCGAGATATGTGGTCTCAGTGCCATCGTAATGAAAGTCGCGATACTTCTGCAGCGCGTCATCGATACGATCTTCTAATTGATCTTCGTCGACATTAATGTCAATTACTGGAAACCCAAGTTTGCGGAGGCAGTAATCCTTGAGTTCTTGTCGAGTGCTTGGTTTTGCCATTGAGATAGAACCTCTCTAATTATTGTATATTTAGTTCTCTATCAACTTCCCGTCTCGAGAGGAATACACCAAGTCTGGATCCATATGAGCAAACTTTTCCCAGTTCGGTTCACCCTGCAAAATTCTCTTTCCGATAGATTCTTCGCCAATGTGTTCGATTAAATTTTCCCCGTTTGTTCCCTTGAGTTGAGCAGAATACATCTGATGGAAGTGATCAAGATATACCATAATCATTCCTTCGTTAATATTAAACCCCCAATACTCTCTGAATGGATAATCTACGATTGATTTTCTATACAAACTAAAGATGATAGGAAATGTTTTAGTGTTTTTACTATAATAAAACTTCTCAATTTTCGTATCAGTCTCCTCAATCTTCGGTGGCTCTTCGTGGAAATACCATTGCTGTCTTTGCAAGACGACGGAAGCCATCTTTTCATCAGAGTTAAGGACTGTCAACAAATCATCGATATGAATCTGTGTTGTGAGCAATACATCATCCTCTTGATGTAGTATGTAATCGTAGTCTTGAGTTTTAAGCCACTCAAAGAAGTTGCTCCATGTAACTGACAATCCTTTATTTTCGGTGTTCAACCATAAAAGTGTTTTATGAGTTTTCGCGAGCAACTGAAAGATTGAGTCATTTCGAGTTCTTGGGTAATCGTCGACGATAAGGCGAGTAACCTCATGATTTCCATAATCTAGATTCTTAAGAGAATCTAGAGTCTTCGTTAGGTATTGCAAACGATTGCAAGAAAATATCACATGTAAAATTTTCATTAGTATTCTGTGTTGAAAAAGAAGGTTTGAAATAATCTTCCGTTTTCGAGATTGTTTCCGAAATAGTCCAATGAGGCATGATAAAGGTTTCCGCGATACATCACGATTCGATTATATTTGTTTGCAACATAATCGACCATATCCCACTTTGTATAGTCATAGCCATCAAAATGAGGAGCAGTGTTATCTGCTCTGAAATAGTCGCCCGTTTCCTTATATCGATACAGAGCAGTTCCAGCAGAGAGAGGCGCATTCGGTGTTAGATAGCACACAGCAGCCCAAGAATTATAACTATCAGCATGAATCCAAGTGCGATCTTTCGCAGTGCAAATTTGAAATGCTCCAGTATAGCCAGAATATTCCATCCAATCGGTGATCTGCCCTCCAACATTAAAGATGATTTTTTGAATTGCATCTTTTAGATCGTCTGGAAGATATGGTTTTGTTCTTACTCCAGGATAATTTCCCGACACCTCAAATGGTTGAGACAATGCATAACTTCGCACACCATCTGGGTTTTGATAAAAATCGTCAGTAACAATTAAATTTGTTTTCATAACTCACCTAGTAATACATAAATCGACCAGAAGTCCCATCCCATCCGCAAACTATCCAGTCTGTTTCAATAACATCTTTTTCATATGGACGAGTAAAGTAATATGACAAAGTTTCAATATCATAATGTTTCATTGGGGCTTGATTTAGCAAATGAATTGTTGCTTCATTTATATCAATCATTTTATCTAATTGAGTGCCGCCGAATGCATATAACACCGTGCAATATTGATGTATGCGATTGTTATTTTGTTCTGTTCGACGATCAATAAATGAATAGTTCCAAGAATCATCCCAGTTGAAATTAAGCGGTCGTTTGAAAAATAATTTGTTTAAATTTTCAACATTAAACAGCGCATCATTTAAATGAAAGTAAAAGTATCTTCCGCAAGTTTTAATCACATAATCATATTGTTTTATTTCTTTTCTAAACTTCTTATAGAAGGTATTTAATAACAAAGATTCGCATAAACTTTTATTCGGATGCGTATTAACAATTTCAAATGCTTCTTGATCTAATTCTTTTAGTGGTATAAACTCAGTGTTCTTAAAGAAGCGAAATGTGTCTTGATATTCTTTATAGATGTCTGATGAATCAACAACAACTATTTTTGCCTCTGGAAATGCAGCTTGTATTGAATTGACAGTAAAGATTGTTTGACGAAATCTTTCTTCGCTAGAAAAGATTGTGCGAACAGGGCTATATGTCAATGGCGCATTGCGTGTTTGAATCGATGACCCGACAATAAAAAGATTATTCATAGAATTTATTCTTTATAACTTTTTCTAGATATCGACGATGTTGATCGTGGATCTCCTCATCAGAGAAATTTAATCCCCATTCTCTACAATCAAATGAAGCAATCTTATCAATACTCTCAATTGCAGTTAATAGGGATTTAAAATCTCGCACACGATATCCTGTTTGTCCCTCAAGAACAATCTCTGGAAATGCACCCCAATCAGTTGTAATTACAGGCGTGCCTGAAAGGTTGGCTTCAATAATCATATTACCAAATGGCTCAACATAATGCGTCAAACCAATCAATGCCTTTGCATTTTTTAATAGATGTTTTCGTTGTTCTGCATCAGCAACACCAAAGACCTCAACATGATCTGGAACTTTCTCATATCCCAATGCTTTGAGCGATCCAGGACCAGCAATGATAAGTTTTTTACCCATCTTTTCTGTTGCTTGAATTGCAAGATGAATACCTTTCTCTTCGCATACTCGACCCAAAAATAAAAAGTAATCGTCTTTCTTTTCATTGTACTCAAATTCACTGATTGTAAATGGATTACCAATTACATCATCGAACCAAGAAGGGCTCATGAGCATTCCGCGCTCGCCATAAAACATATGCATATTTGCATATGAAGTAAACACACGATATGGCGCAAAGATGCCATTGGCTCTATATCCAATAGAAGGCTCAACTGGTTTGCAGTTTGGATTCATCTCACAAGCGAGCTGATTATCAACACCAAAGAAACAAACAATCAAATCACCATCGCTTGCTCTCTTGCGAATTTCTTCGCCAGCAATCTCATTAAATCTTTTTATTTCTTTTGGTGATGTTGGGATATCGATATGCTCGCAATCGACTTGCGCGCCTGGAACTCCATAATGAATCATATGGAAATGCGGCGATAAATGTTTGATATATTTGTATGCGTGGACAGCAAATGGGTCCACACGATTCATCAACCCTGTTGGATTGCGAGGATTTACCAGTACATGGATTTTCATAACAAACTCACAAAAGATAATTTAATCTATTTATCGCGCATCCTTCATCGTCAATGTACCCCAGTATGTCGTACCACCATCATAGG